TTGGTACGTTCTGGGCAAATGTTAGGCCGTCGAGCTCGCGCGAATTGCTACTTGCTGCGCAGGTGCAATCGCAGATAGATACGATGATCGTCATGCGTTACAACGCCGTCGTGAAAGCGAGCATGCGCGCTGTGTTGGTGCGGAATGGAGAAGATGCTACGGTCTATGATCTGTCGGCGCCGATTCGCGATCCTGAGACTGGATTGGAATGGATGACGATTCCGGCGAAGAGTGGCATTTCGGCAGGCTGATGCGTGCGGCGTGCCTATCTGAATCTCAGATACACCGTTCCGGAGCGCCGCGCCGTTTTCACTGCTGGACTCAAGAAGCTCGGGTATGACGTTGTCCATGGCCTGACGCGAGATCCGCGCGAAGGCGACATCCTCGTAACATGGAACCGGATTCACGAAGGCGATACCGCTGCGCGTTCGTTTGAGGAGCGCGGCAATCGCGTACTAGTCGCCGAGAATGCCAGCTGGGGTAACGAGTTCGCCGGCAAGCATTGGTACACCCTGACTCGGAACTACCACAATGTTGCGAAGACATTTCCTGAAGGCGGCAGCGAACGTTGGGACCGCCTTGGCATTGATCTCGCGCCTTGGCGAAGCGAAAGCGAATATCCGGATACCGTCATCCTACCCTCTCGCGGGATCGGGCCAGCCTGCCACCGAATGCCATCAAACTGGGCGCAGACAATTCACCAAGGCAGAAGCGGATGCGATCGGCAGGGCGGTGGCGCAATATTCGTCCGACAACACCCGGGCAGATCGAGAAGCCAGATTCCTCTCGAAGAGTATCTACGGAAGTGCTCAAAGGTCATAACTTGGGGTTCTGGCGCCGCAGTAAAGGCGCTTCTATGGGGCATCCGCGTCGAGTCGCACATGCCTGATTGGATTGCGCAGCAGAACAATACCGACGAAGGCCGCCTAGCGATGTTTCGACGAATCGCTTGGGCTCAATGGACCCTCGATGACTTTGCATCTGGATATGCCTTCGCGCGTCTCCTCGCTTGAGCAGTTCGAGACGCGGCACGTAAAACCAAAAGCTGGGCGGACGCTCATCATCGGCTCTCACCTGTACGGCGATGCGAAGATCGACAGGCGTTCGCTCTATACCGATGCTGTCGGCGTCGATCTGGAATCAGGCAGAGGCGTCGATCGCGTCCTGAACATGGAAGGCGAGATGCCCTCTGACCTAGGAACCTTCGATCATGTCGAGTGCATGAGTGTGCTTGAGCACTCGCCGCGGCCTTGGCTGATCGCGCAGAACATCGAGCGCGTGATGAACGAAGGCGCGACCTTGTTCCTGACGGTCCCATTCGTTTGGGACTATCACCCGTACAGTGACGATTACTACCGCTTCACGCAATCCGGCGTGCGAGCCATGTTCTCGGGCATAGAGTGGGATGCGATGCACAACGCAGGCTGGCGTCTGACGAAGGAAAAGAAGGCAGGCCGGCTGCACGTCGGCGAGATTCGCTATCCGTTCCACCCGCGCACCGAGATTTGCGCGTTCGGGCATCGGGTATGACGATCCCATTTTGGCTAGTTCAGACGATCGCACTTCTCTTCCTTATAGCTCTCATTTCTGGCGCCTTCGCTATCGTGATCTACGTCGTCGGTTTTGAGTTCGATCGCGTGTTCACGATGGGGCTATCGAAAAAGCCGAAAAGCATGTCGCAAAAACGATGGGATGCGATTCAGCGCACCCGGAAATCGCAATGAAGGTCGCGGTCACAGGTCGCGGCGGCTCCGGAAGTTGGCAGGTTCGCGGCGTCCAGTTGGGGCAAGCCCTAGGCGCAACCGTAAAGCCGCTGGCGACCGCAGACGATCTTCGGGGCGCCGATCTAGCGATCGTCGTCAAGCGCACGCCAGAGCCTGTCCTGCGAGCTCTATGCGAGGCTGGAACGCGCTGGGTCTACGACATCGTGGATTGCTATCCGCAGCCAGAGTCGGCCGCGTGGGGCCGCGCAGAGGCGATTAGCTGGGTGCAGGGTAGGCTTCGCGAACTGAAGCCGAATGCGGTGATCTGGCCGAACGCCACCATGCGCAGCGATTGCGATATAGGCTTGCCGGGGATGGTTCTGCCGCATCACTGCCGTCCGGGTATCGCGAGAAACGCCGTGCGCGAGCAGATTCGGACGGTTGGCTATGAGGGGCGGCCGAGCTATCTGGCGCATTGGGAGCCGATGCTGCATGCCGAATGCACGCGCCGTGGTTGGCGATTCGTCGTCAACCCGCCTGCTTTGGCCGATGTCGATGTCGTCGTTGCCTTCCGCGGCGGCGCATGGGACGGCTATGTGCCGCGACACTGGAAATCGGCTGTGAAGTTGGCAAACGCGCATGGCAGCGGAACGCCATTCATCGGGCAGCGCGAGAGCGGCTATGCCGAGACGGCTACCGGCGCAGAATACTGGGCCGATTCCCAGCGCGAGCTCGCCACTGCCTTCGACTGGCTCGAATCTCAGAGCGCACGCGAGCAGGTAAGTGATCGTTTCGTGCAAGCCGCCTACACCGTGGACGCCGCCGCAAAGGATCTGAGGGCCTTCCTCGAAACGCTGTGAAGATAGACGTCCTAAGCACGCCACGGACGCCTTGGAAGGGGCAATTGCTGCTGAAGTATGTGTATGAGGGCGCAGTCCGGAATGGATTGGACGCTCGCTTGGTCACGGACGGCGCGCTACGCGAAGACGCTTGGATCGCACTCTACGGCCTCGGCGCGCCTGAGCGCATCGGCTTCGCAGACTGCGGACGCCTGATCGCGTTCGACGCGGGGTACTGGAATCGGAAACTCGCGCCAGATCGCCGGAGCTACCGTGTTTCTGTCAATGGGTTCCATTGCCCGAAGACGGTCGCGCAGGTTCCATGTGCCGGCGTCGAACGACTTTCTAGCGCAGGCATTCAGTGCAATGCCGATCGCATCTATCCGAACGGCCCGATCCTGCTAGTCGGGAACGGCCCGAAATCTGTGGCAACGTTTGCGGGCGGCTGGACTGCGGCGAAGTCTCGAGAGATACGCAGACTGTTTCCCGGCCGCAAGATTTTGTATCGGCCGAAACCGAAGCGGCCGCTGGAACCTGGCGTCGACCACGACGGTATCGCTAACGGAGCCATTGAGGACGTTCTGCAGCGCGTCTCGCTGGTAGTTTGTCGTCACAGCAACGTCGCGGTAGATGCATGCCGCGTTGGCGTCCCTGTCGTTTGTGACGACGGTGCCGCAGCTTCGATCTATCCGAAATCACTGAGGCATTGGGAGCAGCAACCTAGCTATGCCGAACGGCTCGACTTCTTGCAACGACTCGCATGGTGGCAGTGGTCACCCGTCGAGTGTCGTGACGGCCGATTCTGGCCTTGGATGCTGGGAGCGCTTGCAGCTATTCGAGAGCCCGTTTCCGCATGCGGTGATTGACGGCTTTCTGACGCCCGGCCAGATCGAAGCGCTCAACGCTGAATGGCCCGAGCAGTGGACGAAGGAAGAAGGCAAGTTCAATCGCAAATGGAGCACCAGTAGATTGCCGCCAGAGGCCGATCGCATCTCGCGTTCAATCGACATTGGCAAGATCGAGGAAGTTACCGGCATTGCCGGATTGTTCACCGATCCGGAGTTGTTCGGAGCAGGATTGCACTGCATCCCAGCGGGCGGCTTCCTCAAGATGCACGTGGATTTCAACCAGCACCCAAAAGGCTGGCATCGGCGCGTGAACGTGCTGATCTACCTCAACGAGCGCTGGAGCGATGTATGGAACGGTCACCTGCAGCTAGGGATTGGCTCATACGCGAAGCGTATCGCGCCGATCGGCGGGCGCTGCGTGATATTCGAGACGAACGAACAGAGTTGGCACGGTCACCCTGAATGTCTCGCTTGCCCTGAAGACGTGCAACGCCGCTCGATGGCGCTTTACTTCTACACGAAGGAACCACCGCGCGAGGACGCGCATACGACGATCTATAAGAAGGCCGCATGATCCGCATCAACTTTGGGTGCGGAAGACGGATTCTTGAAGGTTGGTGCAACGTCGATGCCGTCGTAAATCCGAAGGCCCCGCGCGCTCCGGAAGTGCTACATGCGCTGACGTTCAACGCCGACGGCTCAATCGTCGAGCCGACTCCGTTACCTGATGAGTACGCGGACGTGCTCATGGCCGCGCACGTAGTCGAGCACTTCTGCGAGTGGCAAGCACCGTTCGTCGTGCTGGAATGGAAGCGCCTATTGAAGCCGGGCGGCAAGCTGATTCTTGAGCTGCCGAACATTGAAGCAGCGGCACGCAACCTTCTGGCCGGAATGGAACCGCAGATGTGGCAGTTCCCGTTCTATGGAGATGGCTCGCACAAAGACCCGTACATGTGCCACCTATTCGGCTATACGCCGAAGACGATACGCAGACTGGTGCAGGATGCCGGCTTCAAGAACATCGAACTGCTGCCGCCGCAGACACATGGGCCGCGCCCGAATCGCGATATGAGAGTTGAGGCGACCAAGCCATGATGCTCTACATGGGTTTCGACGAGCGCGAGAAGATCGCGTACGACGTAGCCTGCCGCTCGCTGCGCCGGTTCTGGGACATCGAGCCAACGCCGCTTGATGCAGAGAAGCTGGCTGCCAGCGGCATCCTGCGTCGCACTCAAGACCGCAGGGGCCGCATTTGGGACTTGCCAAGTAATGCTCCATGCTCGACTGATTTTGCGATCTCGCGCTTCCTTACGCCGATTCTCGCGCAGACGGGTTGGGCGCTGTTCGTAGATTGCGATGTCGTATTCCTAGACGACCCTCGGAAGATGTTGATCGAGGCAGATGCTACGAAGGCCGTGCAGGTTGTGAAGCACGGCAAGCTGCAGCGCGGTGGCTTGAAGATGGACGGTCAGGATCAGACGATCTACCAGAGGAAAAACTGGAGCAGCGTTTGCCTCTACAACTGTGACCATCCGGCTAATCGGCGTCTCTCGCTTCAGGATATCAACGAGCGTCCGGGACGCGATTTGCACAGCTTCTACTGGCTCGCAGATTCCGAGATCGGCGACCTATCTCCGGAATACAACTGGCTCGTAAATGTTCAGCCGAAGCCAGAGCGTCCGCGCATCGCTCATTTTACTGAGGGCGGCCCGTTCACTGTCGGCTGGCATGGCGCAGAGCACGACGAAATCTGGCACGAGGCCGCCAGAGCGAACGTCAATAAGGCGGCATGAGAATCGCAATCCTCGCCACCGGCCCGAGCATGTCTCAGGCCGTAGCGATCTCATGCGCTCTTTTCGATCTTGTCGTCGTCGTGAACGACGCATTTCGTTTAGCGCCATGGGCTCATGCGCTGGCAGCGCAGGATTTTGCATGGTGGCGTGCAAACCCTGACGCTAAAGATTTCGCCGGAAGAAAGTTCAGCTCAAACGAAATCGCCGGTGTCGAGCGCGTGCTCGGTAATTCGGTATGTACCGGATCAAGTTCAGGAGTGCTCGCATTGGAAGTGGCGCGCCGGCTCGCTGCTGAAATGGATGGGCCGAAACGCATCGAGCTCTATGGGTATGAGAACCATAACCGTAACGGCTATCACTACTTCGGCCGACATGGCGGAACCTTGCGGACAACACAGGACAATCGCTTCAAGGTTTTCGAGAAGCAGCTATCCGCGCTAGGCCACCTTATGAAGAAAGAGGGATTCGAGATCGTCAATAAGACGCCGGATTCCGACCTTAGGTGTTTCGCTCGTGGTTGAGATCGTTCAAGTCACTGGCTTGCGCGAACTAGAAGCGCAACTGCGCTCGCTCGGCGAAGAATATGGGCCGAAGGCTGCAGCCAGTCCCGTGCGCTATGCGCTAGGTAAGGCAGGAAAGGTCGTGCAGGCGACAGCAAAAGCTCGCGTGCACCGCAAGACTGGCACATTGGCCGAGAACATCATTGTCACTACGGATCGAAAGCCGCCATCGGGACAGATGGGCGTCAAGGTCACCGTTCGCGCGAAGGCGCGAGGCTATAAATCGAACTCGCGAAATGTTCGTCAAGGAAAGATCGGCCTTGAATACAACTTCTATGGCCCGCTGTTTTATGGAAGCTTTCTTGAGTTCGGCACGTCGCACCAGCCTGCCTATCCCTTCATGCGTCCTGCATTCGAGGAAAACAAAGGCGCGCTGCCAGCGTTGATTCGTGACGAACTTGCGAAGGCCATAGATCGCTCTGTGCGGCGCTTGGGTGGGAAGGCATGACCGTCAAATTGCCAGCCATCCAGTCGGCCCTTACAGGTTCCGGTGCTCTTACGGCGATCGTCGGTGCGCGCATCTATCAGACGCTAGCGCCCGAGGATGTGGCGCGCCCATACGTCATTTGGACCTTGGTATCAGCCGTGCCAGAGAACCAGCTTCCCTACGCCCCAGAGGATGATGACCAGCGCGTGCAGGTGGACACGTTCAGCGAATCCCAGGCGCAGGCTCGGCAAGCCATACAAGCCGCCGCGGACGCTTGCGAGGCTATTGGCTACATCGTTTTCGGCCCATGGTTCTCATTCGAGGACGATACGAAACTTCATCGCGGTTCGTTTGACGTTGAGGTCT